AGTGCTTCCTCCTTGCATCACTCCGAAACGAGAGACGGCAATGGGAAAACCTCTCCAATTTCATAGAAAGGTGTTGACATCTCTCCGTTCGGAGAGTATAGTATAGATAGATTAAAAATTTAAGCAAATCAAGCATAGCACACCACCCACCAAAAGGAAAGACCAAAGGAGGCGGCGGTAGAGTAAAAGCGAGCGGCGAGGGCCTTCACCCCCTTTACTTCAATTCGTTTCCGGCGTCACAAACTGGACACAGCACCACACGGCGGACGCCTCGCCGCCGGATGGGAGCGCCGCAAGAGCGGCACCGATGCTTCGATACTCTACAGAGCGAAGCATAGCGAAAGAAGTCGAGAGAGCTCGCGCGGTTCGGGTCGGCGGGTGCGCCAACACCCCCGGCCCGGTTAGAGGAAGTCATTCTAAGTTTCATACAAGTCGGCCCTCGCCGTTCGCTTTTACTCTACCATATACCGCACCGAAACGCAAAGGAGGCGATCTCTTTGAGACGCGGCAAGAAGCCAACCAGGAAGCAGAAGATCCGGCTCGGACAAGCGGGCCTCTCGCCGGAGAACTGGCTCGTCGTGAAGCAGAAGCAGAACGGGGAGCTCGTCATTCTCCACAAGCACACGGACACGATCCGGGTCGTCCCTCCCCTGGGACAGTAACCCACCAGACAAGAAAGGAAGGAACAGCAGCATGAGAAAGATGAAGAAGATCAACGGCTACCTCGTCGTCAAGTTCAACGCCCGGGAGCTCCGGGAGTATGAGGGCACGGCCCTCGGCGAGTACGGCGTCATCGACGCCGAGCTCTACACCGGCATCCTGGACATCGACCGGGGCGCGATGGAGTACGACAACGCGGGCAGCATGGAGGAGGCCGTGGAGCTGGCCCGGGGCCTCGAGTCGGAGCTTGACACCGAGGAGCCCGAGGTCAAGGTCACGATCGTCAAGGAGACCGACGAGACCACCGAGGAGGAGGAAGTGGACGCGCAGCAGATGATCGCCGGATGGGAGAACACCCTCCGGGGGCAGATCGCGAGCCCCCACTACAAGGACGTGGACGCACGGACGGCAGCGCATGAGCTATACGGCTACAAGGCCGCGCTCCGCGACCTGGGCCTTCTGGGTCGGGAGGACTGCTTCGTTCTCCCGGACACCTTCGGGGCGTGGCCGGGCCGGGAGGAGCGGACGACCTTCAAGCACCTCCACCCGGAGCTCAAGCGTCACCGGGAGACGGCGCAGATCTACGCCCTGGGGCTGGCGCTGGCGGCGGACTGTCCGCCCAACGATTGCCGGGTTTACCTCAACATCTTCAACGGGGCCCGGGAGCTGGACGCCGCCCTGGACAACCTGGACGCGGAAGGCGCTCCGGCGCTCGCCTTGCGGAAGGCGCTCCGAGAACGGGTCGGAGAGCTGGCGGAGATGTTCGACGGGAACTTCGCCGTCAAGCAGTATCGGAAGGAGGCGAGATCATGAACGGGTTAGACCTCTTTAGATCCCCAAAGACGGCGGCGGACGAGATCGCCGACATCGTCTCGGCACAATGTCCGCCCGTTGTCCCTGAGAACTGCGACGCCTTCTCATGCCGGGAGTGCTGGCTTGCGTGGCTGACTACAGGCGAACCGCCAAAAGAAAAGGGGCCGTCCGACAAGCAGACAGCCCCGGGCAGAGACTCCGCTCCATACTACCCGCCCACAGAAGCAATCAGAAAAGCAGCAGAAAGACTTAAGGACGGAAACATGGAGTACACGGCTATAGCTCTTATTCGGGCTCATGATGGCGAAGAACTTCCACAGCCTTAAACGCATACGCCCGAGCGATGATCGAAGCTGCATAGTATGTTTCACGGCATACCGCTATAATTGCTTCCTTTTGAGCGTCGCTAAGGTTGGCTCCGGCGTGTTCATCGGAGTCGAGGATGGTTTTGCGAAGGCGCTCCCCGAGAATAGACCAGTCGGCGTCACGACAGGCATCTACCTCGTCATGAACTCGCTCCACAGCGTTGAGAACATCGTCACACATTTAGATCACCTCCTCCCCGGGCCGGAAGCCCTACTTCGATTATACCAGCGCCGGGGAGGGGCACACAAGGAGGAAACAGCAGCATGAAAGCAGAACTCAAACGAGCCGCCGACCTCGTCGCCTTCCAGCGGCGGGAGGCCCTGGCGCGGAAGCGGCTCTCGGGCGATCCCCGGAACCCCTTCCGGCCCCGCTACGGGGCGGAGTTGACCTTCACGGCGGCGGCGCAGGAGGCGGAGACCCTGGGCTATATTCTCAAATTACTTGAGAAGGAAGCGGCCCGGGAGTGTGCGCGGCAGGTCATCCCCACGCTGGACGCGATCCTTGACTTTGTCATCGGGTTCGGGCTTCTGGCCCTGGCGATGCTGGGCGTCGCCGCCGCGTGTGTGGCAGCGGGAGCGCCGGACAGCATCACCCGGACGGCGGCGCTTTTGGGCGTGGGTTTCATCACAGCCCTCTCGCTGCACCGCCTGGGGCGGAAGTAATTCTAAGAACGACTACACAGGAAGGAGGACAGCGATGAAAAGCAACGGCAAACTTTGCCCCCTGGGGAAGCTCGTCGTCAAGGCGCTTGCCGACCAGGAGAAGACAAAGTCGCAGCTCGCCGCCGAGATCGGGACGTCGCCGCAGTATCTAAGCTACATTCTCTACGGCGTCCGCTCGGGCGAGAAGTACCTCCCGGCGCTCATCGCGGCCCTCAAGCTCGACCCCCGGAAGGTCGAGAAGGCAACGGCAGCATGACAGCAGGAAGGGAGGGACAGGAGTGCCGGACGTATTCATCACCATGAAGGAGGCGGCGGAGTTCGAGGGCGTGAAGTATGGGACATTCGCCCAACGCATCGCCCGCAACCCCAAGCAGTACAAGACCAAGACGCAGCCCCAGGAGGGCGGAGGCAAGGAGCAAGTTTTGATTGCGGTCTCCTCGCTCTCCCCAAAAGGCCGGAAGGCGTGGCGGGCGGCGCAGAAAGTGGACGGGAGGGATGTCGTCATAGAGAAGCGAGCAGAGTCCGCGCCCTGGTATGTGGGCGTCGACCTCAACCACTACACCGAGCAGCATAAGAAGGAGTTCTACGAAGCCGTCGAGCTGGCGGCACGGGTTCAAGACTTCATAGAGTACGACGGCCCGGAAAACCGCACGGCCTACGCGGAACGCTACGCGCTGGGGCTGGGCGTGAGCCCGCAAACCCTCTACCGCTACATGAGCAACGTCCTCAAGGCGAACGCCTGGGCGCTCAAGCTGGAGAAGGAGGACGGGCAGAACCGGGACTACTTCCGGGCGCTGGCCTTGTGCCGGAAGCCGAAGGAGAAGGCAACCTTCCCAAGCCTCACGGACGAGCAAAAGGCGCTCATTGAAAACATCTGGTTCGACCACCGCTTCGCCGCCAACCTGGGGACGATTGAGATGCTCTATGAGAAGTTTGAGGAAGTCGCCGAGGGTCGGGGCTGGGAGAGCTACCCCAGCATCAAGACGGTCGCCCGGTACATCAAGCACCTCATGGACAGCCGGGGCGCAGAGTCGGCCCGCTACCTCGCGGCCAACGGTTCCCGGGAGTGGAAGAACAAGAAGATGCTCAAGGGCAAGCGGGACGCGACGAGCCTCAAGGTCATGGAGTACGTGGTCGGCGACGAGCACACCTTCGACTTTTGGGTTCAGTGGGTCGCCCCGAACGGGAAAGTCAAGGCCGTCCGTCCGAAGCTCGTCGCATGGATGGACATGCGGAGCCGGGCGATCGTGGGCGACGTGGCTTGTGTAGACGCCAACAACCAGACCCTCAAGGAGAGCCTTGTGAAGATGCTCTACTCCCACCCGGGCGGCGTCCCCCACATCCTGCACGTGGACAACGGCAAGGACTACACGGCGAAGACCATGACGGGCCAGAGCCGGAAGAAGCGGAACATCGAGTTCGAGTTCGACGCGGAGACGGTGGGTTTCTACCAGAGTATCGGCATCGAGGAGGTGGGGCGGTCACTCCCCTATCAGCCGTGGGACAAGCCGATCGAGCGGTTCTTCTCGACCGTGTGCTCCAAGTTCTCAAAATGGTTTGAGAGCTACACGGGCACCCTCACAGGCTCCAAGACCTACGCCAAGCGGCAGAAGGACGTCGACGGGATGCTCGAGCGCGGGGAGCTGCTCACGATGGAGGAGTTCTTCGAGGCGTGGACGGAGTGGAAGGAAACGAAGTACCACACCCGGGAGCACCGGGGCCTCAAGGACGCGGGCGAGAAGTGGGTCACGCCGATCTCCCTCTTTGAGAACGGGGAACGCTACGAGAAGGCAGCACCGCCCCGGGAGTATGCGGCGATGCTGCTCATGAAGGCGGACACCGCCCTCGTGCGGAACCAGGGGATCACCAAGTTCGGGACACTCTACACGGACTACGAGCTTTGTCACTATGTCGGCAAACACGTCGGCATCAAGTGGGACATCGACGACGTCACGAAGCTCTACGTCTTCGACGAGGAGGGCCGGGAGATATGCGAGGCCGTCTCCGCCGAGCTCCTGGCCTTCGGGCCCCACTGTTCACAGGCGGCGCTTGAGCGCCACCTCCGCGACCAGAAGCGGCAGGAGAAGGAAATGCGCGAGATCCTGGAAGACATGCGGAGGCCCTACGAGCTCCGCGTCCAGGAGGGCGGACGCCCCTCGAGCGCGGTCGGCATGATCGACCTCACCATCAAGGCGGAGCGGAGCCCGAAGGTCATCGCCCTCCCGAACGACAAGGAATACCGGGCGGAAGCGGCGGCAAGCCGGAAGGCCGGGAAGAAGACATCCGGGGACGAGTTCCTCACCAACAAGGCAGACGACGCCCTCGCCCGCTTGAGGGCTATGAACGAATAGGAGGTACAACATGGAAGTCACAGCAGCAGCGGCCCAGGCCGCAACCTATACCAACAGCAAGAGTCTCGCGGAGCAGATCAACGACTACCTCGCGGCGACGAAGACCAGCATCGCGACCCTGGCAAGCGAGATCCCGGGCTATTCCCGCCCGACGATCTCCCGCTACCTCTCGGGCAAGTACGAGGGGGACATCGCAGCCATTGAGAAGCTGCTCGCGGACTGGCTGGCCGGGCGCACCGGGGAGGACGTGGCCCTCCCGGAGCCGGGCCGGAAGACCGGGACGAAGCCCGCCTTCTTTGAGAGCCGGGACGCCCTCAAGGTGCTGGGCGTGTGTCAGAGCTGTCAAGAGTACATCGGGCTCGGCATCGTGGTCGCCCGCAGCGGCTACGGCAAGACCTACTCCCTCCGGCAGTACGCCAAGCTCCCCCGGGTCGCCTATATCGAGTGTGACGACACCATGAGCAGCCGGGATCTTGTGGAGGCGATCGAACGGGCCCTCGGCATCCCCAGCGGCTACGGGACGATCTGGCGCAGGGTCAACGGCATCCGGGACTATTTCAACACGAACAAGGGCTACCTCCTCATCATCGACGAGGCGGACAAGCTCGTCTCGAAGTACACCCAAAAGAAGATGGAGATCCTCCGGGCAATCTTCGACCAATCCGACGTGGGACTCGTCATCGCCGGAGAACCGAAGCTCGAGGCGCAGATCAAGACCTATCTCGTCCGCATGGCGAACCGGGTCGACTTCTACGTCTCCCTCAAGGGGCTCGACCCCTCGGAGGTGGAGGGCTACCTCGAGGGCTTCGAGGTCGCTCCCGACGCGATGGTAGAGCTCAAGGCCCGGGCCTGCAACATGCAGACCGGATGCTTCCGACTTCTCGACCGAACCCTCTCCAACGTCTCCCGCATCCTTGAGGAGCGCGGCGAGAGAGTCGTCACCGTGAAGATCATCGAGCAAGCCTCGAGCCTCATGATGCTCTAACACGGAGGGGGCCGGGACAATGAAAATGAGAAAGCAGCGTCTCATGGGTCTCGCTATGCTGGCGATCACCGCCCTCATCCTGGTCATGGCCCGAGGCGGGAAGACGCCGGAGGACAGCGACGCGACCGCCGCTCTCCTCACCGGGCCGATCGGCCTCTATATGCTCCTCTCTAAGACCTACGTCCTATACGATGGAGAGGAGCCGGAGGAGGCCACCGAAGCAAGCCGCAGCGGGGAGGCAGCTCCCCGGGCACATATCAACAAGCGCAGAAAGGAAGGAGCCTACACATGGCAAGGAAAAGAGTGGTCGAACCCTCCGGGGTCAAGACCTGGGAGGACGCGAACGACGCCCTCCGTCAGATTGCAGAAGCGCAGCTCGCCGTCCAGGACATTGAGGGCGAGATGAACAAGCAGATCCTCGGGGCCAAGAAGGCCGCAGAGGAGCAGAGCAAGCCCCACAAGGACAGGATCGCCAAGCTCGAGCGCGAGCTCAAGGACTTCGTCACCGAGCACCGGGCGGACATGGGGAAGGCGAAGTCGAAGATCCTCACCTTCGGCGAGGTCGGCTTCCGGCTCTCGACCTCCGTGTCCCTCCCCAGGGCGAAGGAGAAGATCGAGGAGATCATCCGCCGCCTCAAGAACCGGCAGATGATGGACTGCATCGTCATCAAGGAGGACATCTCGAAGGAGGCCCTCAAGAAGTACGGCGAGGACACCGTCAACGCGGTCGGCGCTACCTGGAAGCAGCAAGACGTCTTCGGCTATGAGCTGAACTTCTCGAAGCTGGAACAGGTCAAGGCCGGGCAATAAGAGGGCCGAGAAACGAGGTGTAAATCATGGCAGCAGCAACAACACGCAGCGGGCGGAAGCTCCCCTCCATCCGCACCCTATGGGCGATCGCCAAGTCGCCGGAGCTGGGGCTCACGGACGAAGACCTCCACGGGGTCGTGTACCGGGAGACGGGCAAGGGGAGCATGAAGCAGCTCACCCAGGGCGAGATCACCGCCGTCGCCCGCGTCCTGCAAAACATGAAGGACAGCGCGGCCCGGGGGAGCCGGAGCAAGCGCACGGATGAGGGCGGCAACCCCACGACCGAACGGCAGCGCCGGAAGATCTACGCGCTGACCGAGGCCCTCGGCTGGAACAGCGACAAGCGCCGGATCGAGGGGTTCGTGAAGCGGATGACGGGCATCGACCGCCTCGAATGGCTGGACGCGGGCCAGTGTGAGAAGGTCATCGAGGGGCTCAAGGCAATCCTCGCCCGGGAGCAGCGGAAGGAGGGCGCGGATGGACGTCGGGACAAGTAAAGGGCTTGAGAGCTTCCTTGCCTTCCTCCGGGAGACCACGGAACGGCACAGGATGGCGGAGGCCGACCGCGCCGAGGCGGAGGCCGCGACGCAAGACCTCCTCCACGCGCTTGAGCTGGGAGACGACAAGGCCCCGGGCCGGGCGCGGCTGGGGCTCAAGATCCGGGAAGTGCGGCGGCAGCGCCGGACGGCGAAGGACATCGCGGAGCAGACCCGGCCCGTGGTGGATTGGGTAGAGCAGAACCGCACCGTCATCAAGGGCCTTGAGCGGCTTTTAGGCGATGTCCGCAAGCAGGAGCGCCGGAGCGAGGGGCGCAGCTATGCGCCCCGTACCCACATATTAGAGGACATACGGCGCGACGGAGAGAAGGAGGGGCAGCATGAACAACTTTGACGAGCCTGTCAAGAAGGCGGAGACCGACGCGGAGATCCTGGACGCGCTGCAAGGGGTCAAGCTGGCACAGGACGAGATCCGGCGCGGGGCGTGTGGCGGGATGGGGCTCGCCTTTTTCCGAGCCTACTATGAGAAGCTCCCGGAGGAAGTCGCCCACCGCCTCACGGAGATCGACGCCGAGGCCGTGGGGCACATCACCCGGGCGACGGGTCTCAACCTGTCCGGCTCGCTTCTGGATCGGTTCGGGGAGAAGCTGGCAAGCGACGCCGCCTTCGCCCAGGTCATCCGGGCGGCGAACGTGTACCGGGGGCGGCTGGGCTACGCTCCCCTCGGGCCGGACGGCTGGCCGGAGCAAGGGGAGGCCACACCATGAAGGGCCCGTTCCGCTGCTCCGATTGCGAGCACATGGGACTCATGGGGCGGGCCCGCCTCACCAGCGGCACGTCCTGGGGAGGCCCTCGCGGTGAATGTTGGTGCAAACACCCGGAAGCGGAGGCGAGTTTCGCCGCCTCCGGGAACCGCTCGGCCCCTTGCTTCATCGCCTTTACTGCACCAGGGGGAAGCACCCCCGCGATCAAAACGTCGCCGAGGTGGTGCCCGTTGAAACGCCCAGGGGCCACCAGGAGCCCCGGCAAGGGCCCCTCGACGGGTTGAGGGGGGAAGTTATGCCAACGAAGAAGAAGCGCCTCACACGGCGCGAGAAGGCCGAGAGAGCAGCGATGAAGAAGGAGCTCCAAGCGAGAGGAGTCCTCCCGCCCGACAAGCCCCGGCTCGACCGAAAGAAGTTCGCCCGGGAGACCTGGGCGGAGTTCGAGGCGCTTTACAAGGCGAAGCCCATCCGGGCGGAGCTGGCGCTCATCAAGGCGGCCGGCTTCATGGTGGGGCCGGAGATGCACAGGGTCACGCCCGAGGAGGTCGGCGTCCTCAAGCTGCTCAAGCTGGCGGTCGAGTACGACGGTTTTCTCAACAAACTTGAGGCGGAGGGCCGCGAGACGTACACCACCGGGGAGCTCGTCGACGAAGTCGTTCTCCCCATCATCAAACTATAGGAGGTTATCACAACATGAACGAGAACATCAACACCAGACCGGCCCAGGAGCCGGAGATCAACGAGGTCGACGGGGAGCCCATCTTCCACGCCGACGAGGAGGAGGGCGACGACGATGAGTAACGTGAGGATCTGTCTGGATGCCGGGCACGTCGGCAGCCGATACAATCAGAGCCCGGTCGTGAAGACCTACTACGAGAGCGCGATGGTGTGGAAGCTGCACCTCAAGCTCAAGGCCCAGCTCGAGGCCCGGGGCTTTGAGGTCATGACGACCCGTGTGAACATCGACACAAACCTCGGCGTCTATGAACGCGGGACGGCCTCGAAGGGGTGCGACGTCTTCCTCTCCCTGCACTCCAACGCTTGCGGGACGGAGAGCGTCGACTATCCCGTCGTCTACCGGGCCTACGACAACAAGAACAACGTCGACGCCCTGGCTCTCAAGATCGCGAAGAAGGTCGGGGAGCTCATGGGGACGGCCCAGGCCGGACGCACGGCCACCCGGAAGAACAGCTCCGGGGGTGAATACTACGGCGTCCTCCGTGGGGCCCGTGCGGTGGGGACGCCCTACTACATGCTCATCGAGCACAGCTTCCACACGAACACGAAGGCGACGAAGTGGCTCTCGGAGGACGCCAACCTGGACAAGCTGGCCGTCGCCGAAGCCGACATCCTGGCGGAGTTCTTCGGGATGGAGAGCTCCACCACCACCGAGAAGACGGCAATCATGGGCAAGGCCCAGGCCACCGCGTCACAGATGGCGGCGTTCTGCTTGAGCAAGAACGCCTCGCCGCAGCTCCCGAGCTGCACCGTGGAGGAGCTGGCCCGCATGTTCATCGAGGAGGGCGAGGCCGAGGGCGTCCGGGGCGACGTGGCCTTCGCGCAGAGCCTCCACGAAACGGGCTATTTTAAGTTCGGCGGGATCGTCCTTCCGTCTCAAAATAACTATGCCGGGATCGGGGCCCTCAACGGCAACGCCACGGGACAGGCGGCGAGCTTCCCCGACCCGCGCACGGGCGTCCGGGCGCAGATCCAGCACCTCAAGGCATACGCATCCACCGAGGCCCTCGTGAACGCTTGCGTCGACCCCCGCTTCTCCCTGGTCGCCCGTGGCGTGGCCCCCTATGTGGAATGGCTGGGCGCGGCGGACAACCCGCAGGGGCGCGGCTGGGCGGTTCCCGGCGCGGGCTACGGGGCGAACATCGTGAAGCTGCTCGGCCAGATCCTCGCCTTCCAAGACCCGGGGGACGGCTACCCGGAGGGGACACCCGACTGGCAAAAGGCGGGCTTTGAGGCCCTGGTAGAGCGCGGCATCATCAACTCCCCGGACGTGTGGAAGGCGAAGTTCGACCAACCGATCAAGGTCGGGGAAATCCTGGCGATCATCGGCAGGATGTAACAGGAAGGGAGGGCGCAGGACATGGATAAACTCGCTGAGGGTTTGACGCTGGAAATGCTTCCCGAAGGGCTCTACCGCATGATCGCCGAGGCAATCGGGACGGATAACTTCTATAAGCTCGCCGAGGTCGTCGGGGGCACGACGGTTTACATCCCGAAGCCCGAGAGCGTCACCCGGCCCGTCCGCGACGCCCGCATCAAAGAGGAGTTCAACGGCTACAATCACCCGGAGCTCGCCCGGAAGTACGGCGTCACAGAGCGATGGGTTCGCCGTATTTGCGGCCCAGGGCAGACGGAGGGGCAGCTCGACATCTTCGACTATCTCAACGACCCGGGGCAGGAGGGCGACGAGCCTCTCTCATGAGCGGCAACTCTTAGAACTGCTTCGTATATAAGTTTCCGGGAACGGGATTTAAGATAAGAGTACAAGCTATAGCTTGTACTCTTATTTTTTGTCCAAAGGAGGCAGACACACATGAACATGGAACTCATCCAAAGCGCAGCGAGCGACGCTCTTGTCAACGTCGTTCTCGCGGTCATCGCCCTGGCCGGGGCCTACGCGGTGTACTACATCCGCCTGGGCGCGGCCAAGCTCAAGGAGCAGACGGCGCAGATCAAGGACGAGGCGGGCCGGAAGGTGCTCGAGGACGCCCTTGACGACGTCGTCAACCTTGCGACGGTCTCGGTGGGGGCGATGGAGCAGACCACGGCGAAGGCGCTCCGGGACGCGGTCAAGAGCGGCAAGGCAAGCCGGGAGGAGCTGCTCGCCCTGGGGAAACAGGTCTTCGACGAAGTAAAGGCGGCGATCAGCCCCCAGGCGCAGAAGGTCATCACCGACAACCTGGGCAGCTTCGACAAGTACCTCACCGCCGTCATCGAGGACGCCGTCCTCAAGGTCAAGCAGGAAGACCCCTATCTCACACTCTCCGGGGAACTGATTAAGGACGCCGCGCCGGAAGACAAGGCCGGAGCCGCCGCGCAGTAAGGAGGGGCTGACATGGACGGAGCGACAATCGCGATGTTCGTCTTCCAGACGGTCATCACGGCGATCATCGGGGTCGCCGCGTGGGGGGTGAAGAACGCGATCGGCGAGATGAAGGCGGCGGTCTCGGAGCTCAAGGCAGCGGACAAGAAGAACGCCGAGGAGATCGCCGCCGTGCGCGGAGAGCTGGGCGACCTCAAGGCCGACCTCCCCCTCATCTACACGACCCGGGAGGACTTCATCCGGGTCTCGAACAACATCGACCAGAAGCTCGACAAGCTCCTATACAGGGGCGCAGCAAAGGAGGGATAAAAGCGTATGGCATACTTTGACGACATGACGGAGCAGGAGATCCGGCAGAACAAGGCGATCCGGGGCTACATCGTCCGGGCCCTGGCAAAAGGCAATCAGAACTCGCTGCTTGTGCGGCAGATCACGAACGCCCTCCTCGCCGACAACCTCATCACCGTCCCGGACATCTCGAAGCAGCTCTCCTATTTGGAGGACGGCGGCTACATCGAGTTCACGGACAAGCGGGCCACGGCCTACAACGCCTACCGCCGCGACGCCGTCATCCAGCTCACGAAGGCGGGCGTCGACCTTGTGGAAGGCACGAGGGACGACCCGGGCGTCGATGTCTAAGAAAGAGCGCCGGAGGACGCGGATCAGCTCGACGATCGACAAGCTCCCGGACGACATCAAGACGGAGCTCGACGTCCGGCTCGCGGACACGGCCAACACCTACGAGGAGCTCTCCGCGTGGCTAAAGACGGAGGGCTATGAAATCAGCAAGAGCGCGATCGGGCGCTACGCGATCCGCAGCACCCAGGCGGCGCAGCGGGTCGCCGAGACCCTACAGCGCACCCAGGCGATCGCCCAGGCGGTAGAGGCGCACCCCGACCTCGACTACACGAAAGCGGCGTCGATGGTTCTCATGGACGGCCTCATGCAGCGCGTGAGCACGGCGGAGGGCGACTTCCAGGAGATGCCGCTTGACAAGGCGGGGCGGCTCATCGCAAGCCTCGCCCGGAACGCCACCTATGAGAAGCGCGTCCGGCAGGACATGAAGAAGAAGGCCGAGCTTGCCTTCGACCAGCTTGAGGCGGAGCTCATGGCGGCGATCAAGCAGCACCCGGAGCTCGCCGGGGAGCTGCACGACGTCCTCTCAAGGGCGAGGGAGAAGGTGCTCGATGATGGCGAAGATTAACCTCAAGGACTACATGGAACGGCTCGAGGAGCCGGAAGACCGGGAGGCGGTCGCAAGCCGGGAGTACCAGCGGGAACTATTTGAGCAGTATGTCCAGAAGGGGACGAACTTCCCCGAGCTCCGGGCGCAGCTCCTCGAGGAGTACCGGGCCGGGGCGGAGCTCACGGGCCCCCAGGGGCTACGCCGGAAGCTCGGGGCGGTTGACCTGGGCTACTTCGGGCGGGCCTACCTCCCCCACTACTTTGTGAGGCCGTCGCCCCCGTTTCACGAGGAGCTCGACCGCATCTTCCGCGAGGGCGTCATGAAGGGGTTGAACCCCACCACCGACGCGAAGGAAATCAGCCGGGCGGACGGATGCCGGAGGGCGGTCGAGGCCCCGCGTGGACACGCCAAGAGCACGAACTTCACCTTCAAGGACTCCATTCACTCGGCGGTGTACGCCTACAAGCACTACGAGATCATCCTCTCGGACAGCTCGGAACAGGCCGAGGGCTTCCTCTCCGACATCAAAACGGAGCTCGAGGAGAACGCGGCGCTCCGGGAGGACTTCGGGGAGCTTGTGGGCCGCGTCTGGAAGGCGTCGGTCATCCTCCTCTCGAACGGGGTCAAGATCGAGGCGCTGGGCGCGGGCAAGAAGATCCGCGGACGGCGGCACAAACAATGGAGGCCCGACCTCATCTTGTGCGACGACCTCGAGAACGACGAGAACGTCAACACAGCCGAGCAAAGAAAGAAGCTCCGGGACTGGTTCTATAAGGCCGTGAGCAAGGCGGGCGACACCTACACGGACATCGTCTACATCGGAACGCTGCTCCACTACGACGCCCTCCTCGCCAACGTCGCCAAGAACCCCGAGTATGAGGCCGTCCGCTACAAGGGCGTCATCTCCTTCGCGGCAAACACGGCCTTGTGGGACGCCTGGGAGCGCATCTTCACCGACCTTGAGAACCCCAGGCACAAGGAAGACGCCGAGGACTTCTTCAAGGCGAACGAGGCCGCGATGCTGGAAGGAACCGCCGTCTTGTGGGAGGAGAAGCTCCCCTACTACGCCCTCATGGTTATGAGGGTATCGGAGGGCGAGGCGTCCTTCAGCAGCGAGATCCAGAACGAGCCCATCGACCCGGAGAACTGCGCGTTTGCCGAGGAGTGGATCGACTACTACGACGACGGGCAGCTTCCCCCGGACTTCTCCGAGGCGCGGTTCCTGTTCGTCGCGGCGAACGACCCCTCCCTCGGCAAGAACCGCAAGAGCGACACCTCGGCGATCATCGCCGTGGCGAAGGACACCTCGACGGGCTACATGTACGTCGTGATCGCCGACATCGCCAAGCGCAAGCCGGACAAAATCATCGAGGACGCGATCGAGGCGTCCCGCCGTTTGAAGCGGGAGTACAAGAAGCCCCTCTACAAGTTCGGCGTCGAGACGGTTCAGTTTCAATACTACTTCGCCGAGATCATGCGGCAGAAGTCCGCCGAGATCGGCGAGTACCTCCCCATCGAGGAGATCAACAGCGTCCAGAACAAGGACGCCCGCATCCAGTCCTTGCAACCCTTCGTGAAGAACGGCTACCTCAAGTTCTCCAAGCGGCACAAGGCCCTCCTCGACCAGATGCTCAAGTACCCTATGGGGAAGAACGACGACGGGCCGGACGCGCTGCAAATGGCCGTCTCCCTGGCCCTCTCGGTCAAGGTGGGGCAACACACGGACTATAAATCAGTTTTAGGCCGCGCTATCAAGTTCCGGCGCGGGGCCTACTAAGGAGGTGAGGCATTATTAGTACAGTTATTCACGAGAACACAATCATTCACGGAGATAGCCTCACCATGCTCCGGCAGATGCCGGACGAGAGTGTGGACGCAATTATCACCGATCCTCCCTATGGCATCAACTACCACACCAAAGGGACAGGGGCTTCCATCAAAAATGATAAATCGCCGTTCATCTGGTTCCTATATGATGCTTTCCGCGTACTCAAGTCGGGAGACTCGGGGCGTGGTTCGCTAATCTGCTTTACTCGCTGGGATGTGGAGCAAACCTTCATCGACGCCATGAAGCTGGCGGGGTTCCAGGTTAAGAGTGAGGTTATATGGGATAAGGTCATGCACGGCATGGGGGATTGCAAAGCACAGTTTGCGCCAACTCACGAGAACGTCGTCTTTGCAGTCAAAGGGAAGTTTAGCTTCCCGGGCAAACGTCCGAGGGATGTTGTCACATATCACAAACTTGCAAGCGGGGAAATGATACATCCAACGGAGAAGCCGGTCGGCTTATTGACAAGCCTTGTCAATGCGGTCACTAAACCCGGCGACCTCATCCTTGACCCGTTTGCCGGAAGTGGCTCTACTCTTGTCGCCGCAAAGAAGTCGGGGCGGCGGTTCATCGGCGTGGAGCTTGACGACGAGTATTATGAAAAAGCACGGCGGCGCATTGAGGAGGTGGTCGAGTGAGCAGCAAGGGAAAGCGGTGGAGCCTTAGAGGTTTGTTCCAGCGCCGCCCCGAGACGCGGGAGGTCGCAGCCGCCCAGGTAACAGACAAGTACAGCGAGTACCCCTCGGACGGGCTCACCCCCGTCCGGCTGGCGGAGATCTTCAAGGAGGCGGACGCCGGGGACGTGCTCCGGCAAGCCGAGCTCTTTGAGGAGATGGAGGAGAAAGACCCGCACCTCTTTTCCCAGCTCCAAACGAGGAAGAACGCGGTCACGGGCCTCGACTATGAGATCATCCCCTTTGACAGCGACGACCCCAGGGACAAGGAGATCGCCGAGTTTGTGGAAGCGCAGCTCGGCGGCATCGAGGGCTTTGAGGACATCATGCTCGACCTCCTGGACGCGATCGGGAAGGGCTTCGCGGTCTCGGAAATCATGTGGAGCTACGACGAGGGGCACGTTGTCGTCGGCGACATCCGTTCCCGTCATCAAAAGCGGTTCTTTTGGGACAGCGTCGACGACTCCTTCAAGGTGAGAACCCAGGAGGCCCCGGAGGGCATCGAGCTCCCGAAGAACAAGTTCATCGTACACAAATACAAGGCCCGCAGCGGCCACCCCTCCCGGGCTGGCGTTTTGCGCGTGGTCGCCTGGATGTACCTCTTTAAGAACTACACCCTCAAGGATTGGGTCGCGTTTTGCGAGGTCTTCGGGATGCCGCTCCGCCTGGGGAAGTATCAGCCGGGCGCAAGCGAGGACGACAAGCGGGCGCTCATGCAAGCCCTCGTCGCAATCGGGGCGGACGCGGCAGGCATCTTCCCGGACGGCACGGCGATCGAGTTCGTGAACACCGAGAAGACCAGCTCGACCGACCTCTATGAACGGCTGGCCCGCTATTGCGACGAACAGGTCTCGAAGGCGATCCTCGGGCAGACTTTGACCTCGGACTCGGGCGGCGGCAGCTACGCGCAAAGCAAGACGCACAACGACGTCCGCCACGACCTCACCGTCGCGGACTGCAAGGCAATCGCGGCCACCCTCCGGCGCGACCTCATCCGCCCCCTGGTGCTCTACAACTTCGGGGAGGACAAGCGCATCCCCTATCTACGGTTCGACGCCGAGGAGTCGGAAGACCTCACCCAGACGGCGACCGTGATCGGGACGCTCATCCGGGAGGCCGGTCTCAAGGTTCCGACCTCCTACATCTACAAGAAGTTCTCCATCCCAAAACCGGAGGGAGACGAGGAGATCGCCACACCAGCAACCCAGACACAGGGCGCAGGGATCGGCCCCTTCTCCTTCAAAGCAACCGCGCCGGAGACGCCGATCGCGCTCAAGGCCGGGGGCGCAGCGGGCCACGGGACGCAGGAACGCATCGACCAACTTGCGGCAGCGGCCACCAAAAAAAGCGCCGGAGCGTTCAAGAAGGCGTTCGGCCCCGTTCTCAAGATTATTGAGAAAGCCGAGAGCCTTGAGGAGCTCCGCGACATGATGGAAGACGAGAAGGCCGTCGCCTCCCTATTCGGCGAGATGGACATCTCCGACGTGGAGGAGCTGCTTCAAAAGGTCATGCTCTACGCAGACCTCGAGGGGAGGTCGCTCGAAGATGGACGAGATTGAGGTCGTATTCAACCGGAAGGACATGACCTTCGAGGAGGCCGTCAAGTATTTCAAGGAGCGCGTCCCCGTGTCCGCCTCCGTGTTCTACCGCATCGCGGAGAAATACCGGGGGCTTGCCTTCACCGTCGGCGGCTACACGAAGGCCCAGATCCTCAAGCGGTTCTACGATGAGATCCTCGCAGCACTGGAAGACGGGAACACCCTCTCGGAGTTCCGCTCCCGGATGAATGAGTTCCTCACCTCCGAAGGGTACGAGGGGCTCGACCCGCTGCAAGCCGACCTCATCTTCCGCACCAACATCCAAACGGCCTACAACGTGGGCCACTATGAGCAGATGACAGACCCGGGAGTCATGAAGCTCCGCCCCTATTGGCAGTACGACGCCGTCAACGACGCCCACACCCGCCCGAGCCACCTCGCGATGGACGGCAGGGTATTCCCGGCGGACAGCGCCGTGTGGAACTCCTGGTTCCCTCCGAACGGGTTCCGGTGCCGCTGCACCGTCAAGACCCTATCAAAGCGGCAGGTCGAAGCCCGGGGGCTCAAAGTGGAGCAATTAGCGCCGGGCGGGGTCATGCCCGACCCGCACTTCTCCACCAACCCCGCGAAGGTACGCTTCACGCCGGATCTCAAGGACTACCCCGAGGCGCTCGTGAAGGCGTACCAAAAGCGAGAAAAAGAGAACCCCTCTTTATAGCCCCGTAGAGGCCCGAGGAAGGGCCAAACGGGACGGGGGTGAAATTCCCGGGGAATACCGGGAAGGCACCGTTATAACGCGAGATAACGGCGTTATAGACGATTGTGAGCACCACACCAAAGGAGACACCAGAAAATGAACGACTTTCTCACCCTCAAAGGGGGCGAAGTGGATGTCGGAGGAGCGCCGGAGGTCATCTCCGTCCTGCCCTTCGGTCATGTCGTGAGTCAGAAGGGAGAGTTCGACGTCGACGAGGAGAGCCTCGCGGCGATGAAAGAACAGATCGCGCAGCGAGGCGTCGACCTCGTTGTCGACTATGAGCACCAGACACTCACGGGAGAACGAGCTCCCGCCGCCGGGTGGGTCAAGGAACTGTTTGCCGAAGACGGGCACATCAAGGCCCGGGTCGAGTGGACAATTCCCGCGAAGCAGTACCTTGAGAACAAGGAATACCGCTACCTCTCCCCGGTCATCACCGTCCGCAAGACGGACAACAAGGCGACGGGCCTCCACTCCCTCGCCCTCACCAACACCCCAGCGATCGCGGGCATGACCCCGATTGTCAATTCATCCACATTTCAAGGAGGAGAAACCAACATGAACGAACTCATCAAGAAGCTCGCGGCAGCGCTCGGCCTGGGCGAAGACGCGGACGAGGAGCAGATCCTCACGGCGCTCTCGGCTTGCGTCGAGGAGAACAAGGCGCTCAAGGAGGCGGCGGAGGGCGGAAAGGCCCCCGGCAAGAAGCCCGGCGAGGACGGCAAGCCCGGACAGGACGACGGCATCATCGCGAACAAGGCCGTCTGTGAGCTCCTGGGCCTCAAGGCCGGGGCCTCGACTGCTGACGTTGCCGCCTCTATCATGGCCCTCAAGGGCGGCGTCGATGGCCGCGTCAAGGCCCTCGAGGAGAAGCTCGCCGACCGCGATGCCGAGGAGGCCGTGGAACTGGCCCTCAAGGGCGGCAAGATCACCCCGGCACAGAGAGCGTGGGCCAAGGAGTACGCCCTCAAGAGCCCCGACGGCTTCAAGGCGTTCCTTGAGAAAGCTCCCCAGGTCGTCCCCATGTCCGAGATCGCCGGGGGCGACGCGCTGGCTCTCAAGGGTGACGAACTCGATGAGGCGACGATGCTCGTCTGTAAGCAGCTCGGCATCAGCGCCGACGACGTCAAGAAATACGGAATGAAGGAGGAGTAAGACCATGGCAGCATTGACCAATGTGAGAGACACGTCCGAGCTCGGCGGGAAGTACATCGCCCTCCCGGTCAAGGGCGCGACCACCATCTATCAGGGTTCCATCGTGGCGATTGACGCCAACGGCTACGCGATCCCCGGCAAGAAGGCGACCGGCCTCAAGGCAGCGGGCCGGGCCGAGGAGACCGTGGAGAACAAGGGGGGCGACGGCGAGGCCGTCATCCGCGTCGCTCGCGGCGTCTTCATCTTCGAGAACTCCACCAGCGGCAAGATCACCGCCGCCGAAGTCCTGGGCCCGTGCTACATCGAGGACGACCAGACCGTCACGAAGACCGCGACGAGCGCCTCGGTCGCCGGTCTCGTCATTCGCGTCGACGACGAAGGCGTCGCCGTCGAGATGGGCTTCGGCTACGCCCCGGCCACGGCTGGCGCTTAATTCATACTGACAAGGAGGAAATAGAACATGATTGTCAATCAGCAGTCCCTTAGAGGGATTTACGTCGGCTTCAATACCTTGTTCAACAGGGCGTTTGAAGGCGTGACCCCGCTCTATACCCAGATCGCCACCACTACCCCGTCCACTACGGACTCGGAGACCTACGCCTGGCTCGGCGACATCCCGGGCATGAGGGAGTGGATCGGCGACCGCGAGATCCAGAACCTCAGCGCGAGCGACTACACCATCAAGAACAAGGACTTCGAGCTCACCGTCGGCGTCGACCGCAACGCGATCGAGGACGACAAGATCGGCCTTTACAACCCTTCCGTCGAGATGCTCGGCGAGTCCGCAGCAGCTCATCCCGACGAGCTCATCTTCTCCCTGCTGGCGGGCGGCTTCTCGGAAAAGTGCTACGACGGACAGCCCTTTTTCTCCGACGCCCACAAGATCGGAAAGAAGACCGTCACCAACAAGAGCACCGCTAAGCTCACCAAGGACTCCTATGCAGCGGCCCGCGCCTCCATGATGGGCTTGACCAACTCCAAGGGCCGGGCGCTGAACCTCGTCCCGAACCTGCTCGTCGTTCCCCCTGCCCTGGAAGTAGCCGCCCGCGACATCCTGGTCGCCGACTACATCAACGGCACCAAGAACACCATGCAGGGCACCGCGAAGCCTCTCGTCGTCCCCCAGCTCGCCGGGCATGACTCCGCGTGGTATCTGCTTTGCACCACCCGGCCCATCCGCCCCCTCATTTGGCAGCAGCGCAAGAAGGCGAAGTTCGTCTCCTTGACCGCCGAAACCGACAACAACGTCTTCATGCGGAAGACCTTCATCTATGGCGCGGACTATCGCGGCAACGCTGGCTTCGGCTTCTGGCAGATGGCATACGGCAGCGACGGAACCGCCGAGTAAAGTCGAGACGGAAAGAGCAAGGAGGGAGCGCCGTGAGCTATAGCACAAAGGAAGAAGTCCGGGAGATGCTCAAGGACGACGCCCTCAACGCGATCATCGGCGACACCTTCATCGAAGACCCCGCCGAGCGTGAGGAGCTCGTTGAGCCGCTCATCGAAGCGGCGATCGCCGACGCCGACGCGGAGATCGACGGCTATCTCGCTAAGAGGTACACCGTCCCGATCTCCCCGGCCCCTCGGGTTCTGAACAAGTTCTCGAAGGACATCGCGGTCTATAACCTGTTTTCCCGTATCGGCATCGACGAGAGCACCGACCAAAAGACCTATCTCAACCGATACAACGCGGCGATCAAGTTCCTCACCCTCGTCGCAGAGGGGAAGGTCTCGATCGGCACCGAGACCGAAGATCCGGCGAGCGCGGCAGCTACCGGATTTTCGGCAAAGTCAAACCCCCGTCTATTCACGCGGGCGAAGATGAGGGGGATGTAGTTCGTGTATAGTATCCGCCTTGAAGGAGAGACCGCCGCACTCCTCCGAAAAATGCGGCGATACTCGGAAATAGACCGAAGGAGCCTCAACATGGCCCTCGGCGAAGGCGTCCGAGAGTCCACCCTTGAGCGTTTCAAGGAGGGACGAGCGCCGGACGGCAGGAGGTGGAAGACCTCCATCCGGGCGGCGACCACCGGGGGGAAGACCCTCATCGACTCCTCGCAGCTCCGCAACTCGATCCAAGTGACGGCGGACGCTTCGGGGTTCGCGGTCGGCACGAACGCAAAGCACGCAGCGACACACCAATTTGGAGACCAGGGGCGCACCATCCGGGCCCGGAAGGCGAAGAACCTCCGCTTCCAGGTGGGCGGCCAGTGGGTCAGCAAGAAGCAGGTCAAAGTCAACATCCCCGCCCGCCCGTTTCTCGGCCTATCGGACGAGGACATGCAGGAGATCAAGGCGACGACCGAGGAGTTCATCGGGAGGGACGACTAAATGCTCTACAAACAAAGCAAGGAATACCTCCTCGAAAAGCTCAAGGCGGCGGGCCTAAAGTCTAAACCGTACACAACTCAAAAGGGTCTCGAAAAGAGTCAAGAGAGTCACATCGGCGCGGTGCTGTTCGAGTCGGAGACCCTTCTCCGAAACGGCTCCAAAACACGATATAGAGACCAAGAGGGAGCGCAGAAAAAGAGGAGAAAGGTCTTCGACCGGGCTCTCACCTTCACTGTGATAATCGGAGACTACACCGACGAGGCCGTCGAGAGTATGTTCGGGGCGTTCCTCTCGAGCCTCGATCGGGGCATATACGTCAACGGCGATTATGTTCCGATCGAGGTCGAGGGGGCCGATTGGGTCGACAAGGACGACTCTATTCTCAAAGCACAAGTCGCCGTTCAAATTCGGATACGGTTTGACGGCGGGCTCTATAGGGACACGAACTTCGCAAAGGTCACGGACGTCGAGGTCGAGTCCATAGCAAAGAACGACGGAAAGGAGATTGCAGATGGCAACTAAAGCGGCATCGACCCCCGCCGCAACGGGGGAACAGAACAAGAAGGCCCCGGCGCTCTATGACGTCGGGGAGCTTCGCAGCAAGCACAAAGTCGGGCGGGCCGTGTTTGCGGGCGTATGCAGCGCCCAGGGCTGGAAGCCCGGCAAAGCCGTCACCGAGGAGGAGTTCCTCGAGGCGGTCAAGAAATTTGAGAACGCTCCTATGAGGGGCGGCTCCGGGAAGAAGGAGGTCAAGAAGTAATGCTTCGAGATGTTAAGCATACCGTAACGGACGGCCTTCTCGGCTTCGCCACCGCGACGGGAGACGGTAAGAGCCTCAAGATCGGCGTCTCCCCCATTGTGTCGGACACCCCGATCATCATCACCGGAGACATGGACGCGACCAAAATCAAGGATCGCCTCGGCCTGTCTCCTCTGGCTGACGCCGTCATGGACTCCGTGCAGTTCGGCGCGTCCCGGATCTACTGTCTCCCGGTCTCCGCTACTACGGCGGGCGAGCTGGGAATCGTTTCTAAGACCGGCGACGGCGGCGGCTCCGTCACCGTCGACGGCTCTCCGACGAACGCCTTCTCCGTGGTGGTTAAGTTCACCGCGCAAGGACAGCTCAACACCGCCGCCTTTGTGTACTCTATCGACGGGGGGAAGACCTTCACGGACGAGATCACCGTCCCTGTCAATGGTGAGTATGAGATCACCGGAACCGGCCTCAAGCTCAAGTTCACCGAGGCGACCGAGGAAGACCAGAAGCCGAGCTCGTTCCTTGTGAACGACTCCTACAGCTTCACCACCACCGCCCCCACTATGACGAACGGCGACGTCCTGGCGGCGTTCACGAAGCTCCAGAAGTTCGCCGAGGAGTATGAGTTCATCCATGTCGTCGGCGAGAGCGACCTCGACCTCTGGCAGGCGGTGAGCGAGGCGCAAATCGAGCTCCGCGATGTCTACCACAAGCCTGTGTTCGTCGTATTCGAGGCCAAGTATCCCGCCGCCGGAGACGAGGAGGGCGAGCCCGGTATGATGGGCGGCGGGGATCTCACTGACTGGGCCCTCGAGATGGAGACCAAGCGGAAGAAGGTCAAGAACTACGACATCCAGGTCGTCACCGCCTGGGGCCGTCTGGTGAAGCTGGACGGCTCGACCCAGATCACCAACCTCGCGGGCCTTGTATGCGGCCTCTACGCAAAGGCAGCGGTGCAAGAATCCATCGGCAAGACCAGGACGGAGGCGGGCTTCGGCATCCCGAAGACGAAGCTCCTCGAGCTGCTCCCCGCCGAGATGGACAACTCCATCATCGAGCTCCTGGATCTCGCGGGCTATCTGACGTTCCGGGAATACGACGGGCTCGACGACTTCTATGTCTACCATACGAAGATGATGAGCCCGGACGGGAGCGACTTCCGCTACGCCGAGGACGTCCGCGTCAAGAACAAGATCATCCGGGAGACCCGGAAGGAAGGGCTCCTCCTGCTGAACGATGACATCGACCTCGAGGACGTGCAGGGCGAGCTTGAGACCCGGGCGAAGTTCATGTTCGTCCCCTTGCAGCGGATGATCGACGCGAAGGAGATCAGTTCCGCCGAAATCACCGTCCCGGAGGGACAGGCGGAGACCATCCTCGAGGACGAGACTATGCGGGTCAAGATCCGCTATGTCTCCCGGGGCTATATCCGCGAGGTCGAGGTCGACCTCGGCAGGGCACAGCCCAGCGAATAAGGGAAGGAGGTTAAAGAGCTATGTCCCTTAAAGTAAACGGTCAGACCTACAGCTGGGGCGACGTTGACGTCAAGATCCCGGGCCTCGTCCTGGTCGTGCAGGAAATCAGCTACGACGACGAGCAGGACATGGAAGAAAGCTACGGCAAGGGCAACCGCCCCCGGGGCTATGGCAAGGGCAACTATAAAGCGTCCGGCAAAATGTCCATGCTTCGGGATGACTACGACGACGTCCTTGCCTATTGCAAGGCGAAGGGCGTCCCCTTCTATGGTCTCGAGTGGCCTTCCGTGGTCGTCTCCTACGCCAACGAAGGCGAGCGCACCCGCATCGACGAGCTGAAGAAGGTCGTCCCGATCAAGCGCAGCCACAAGGCAGCGCAGGGCGACAAGTCCCTCACTGTCGACATTGACCTCATGATCGTCGGCGGCATTGTGGAGGACGGCGTCGAGCCCACGAAGTAAAAACCGTCTCAAGATAATCGAGAATAGGAGGACACGAAACCATGGAAGAAATCAAGAAAGACACCGCGCAGAAGTCCCAGACGGAGGAACTCAAGGAGAAATACGGCAAGGTCTACCGCGTCGGCGCGACGATCGAGGTCGATGACGAGACCGAGAAGAATGTCGAGTTCTTCTTCAAGCGCCCCTCCACGGCGAGCTATGACAGATACGTTAAGACCACCGCCCAGGGCGCGACGAAGGCGCTCAAGGTGTTCCTCTTTGACAATGTGGTCGAGGAGAGCCGGGCGTCTCTCGAGGCGAACCTTGAGGAGTTCCCGGCCCTGGCGCTCTCCATCGGTGAGAAGCTGCTCGGGATGCTGGGTCTCTCCAAACAGACAAATTTGAAGATGCTCTAAAAGAGCAGCTCTCGGAGGTGAGGGGAAACGTGGTGGAGTCCGGTCTCCTGGAAATCTACCGCTTCCTCCCTCCGGCTCTTTTAGAGGACTTCGACATTGAGGAGATCGGCCTCGACGAGTTTCTCCGGTACGTCGCGAAAGCGAGGTACATCCAGGAGATCGAGGAGAGGATCGTCGCCCAGGCGATCGCGGACGTGTTCGCGTCAGATTAGCCGGGCGGCGTCGGTCGCCTCTTTTAAGAGCACAAGGTCGCCTCCATTGTTTTGTTAGGAGGTGAAAGGCAAAGCATGAGCTTAGAGTCCGTGTTCCGGCTGTCCCTCATAATGAACATGATCGACAACCTCACCGGGCCTATGGCCGGAGTCACATCAAGCGTCAACGGAACCGTCTCAAAGCTGCAAAAGGCAAATGCAGCGCTCGGCAATATGGCGAAGACGGGGGCCGTCATGCAGGAGGTTGGCTCGCAGATCACGGGGGCGGTGCTGTCCCCGGTCGAGGCTACATTTGAAACCCGGAGAGCGATCGGCGAGCTGGCCTCCCTGGGCGTGAAGGATCTCGGCGTCGTGGAAGACGCCGCCCGGCAGTTCTCCGACCAATGGGCCGGAACGACGAAGGCCGACTTCATTGCGGCAGCCTACGACATCAAGAGCGGCATCGCGACGCTCTCGGACGAGGGCGTCGCGGAGTTCACCAGCCTTGCGGGCCTAACGGCAAAGGCCACGAAGTCGACGGTCGGCGAGATGACGTCATTGTTCGCCACGGGCTACGGCATCTATAAGAACTACTACGACGACATGAGCGACATCGAGTTCGGCGAGATGTTCTCGGCGGGTATCGCGAAGTCGGTGCAGCAGTTCAAGACGACGGGCTCGGAAATGGCCTCGAGCATCGAGAGCCTGGGCGCGTCGGCAACAAACGCGAACGTCCCCCTCGAGGAGCAGCTCACCATCCTCGGCATGCTGCAAGGCACCATGAGCGGCTCGGAGGCGGGCACGAAATACGCGGCGTTTATTGGAGCGGCGGCAAAGGGCGGCGACGCCCTGGGCTTGTCATTCCTGGACGCCAACAACCAACTAAAGAGCATGCCGGAGATCCTCGACCAGCTCCGGGGCAAATACGGCGAGACCATCGACGCGATGGAGAAGCAGGAGATCGCCGAAGCCTTCGGAACGGACGAGGCCGTAGACCTCATCGACCTGCTCTACAACAAGTGCGGAGACCTGCAAGGGAACATCCTCACCATGTACGACGCCCTCGGCTCCGGCACCGGCGTCGCCACGGAGATGGCGAACGCAATCAATGAAACGGAGCCCGAGCGGTTTGAACGGCTCACGCAGCGCATCCAGAACGTGAAGGAGTCGATCGGGAATAGCTTACTCCCGACAATCAACGATCTCATGTCAACCGGCGAGCAGGTGCTCACAAAGGTCGGCTCGTGGGTCGAGGAGAACCAGGAACTCGTCCGGGTCATCATGCTCGTCGTCCTGGCGATCGGCGGCTTCCTCACCATAGCGGGCACGGTCATCGCCGTCGTCTCCGGCGTGGGCTTGATTATCACGAAGGTAATCTCCGGGTTCAAGCTCCTCAAGGCCGGGTTCCTATTAGCGAAGGGAGCGCTCGCTCCGCTCATATCGAGCGTGTGGAGCTTTACGGCGGCGCTCCTGGCGAACCCCGTCACCTGGATCGTGATCGGCATCGTGGCCCTCATCGCGGCCCTGGTGCTGCTCTACAACAAGTGCGAGTGGTTCCGAAACGCGGTCAACGCAATCATCGACTTTTTCAAGGAGAAGCTCGGCGCAGCTCTTGAGGTCGCGTCGGCGATCTTCTCCGGCATCGGCAACGTCATCGGCTCCGTCATGAACGCAGCGAAAGCGACGGTCTCCCAGAACCTCGACAACATGCGATCCGCATACGAGGCGCACGGAGGAGGCATCCGGGGCGCGGCAGCGGCAGCGGTCGAGGGCGTCAAGGGCATCTATACGGCGGGCTTTTCCTTCCTGGATAACCTCACCGGCGGACGGCTCTCGGCGATCCGCGACAAGTTTGTCGGCTTTGTGACGAACATAGCCTCGGGCGTGTCCGAACGGTTCACAGCCGTCAAGACGGCGTTCTCCAACGGGATCACCGCGATCAAGAACACGGTCACGGGAGCCGTGACGTGGTTCTTTGAGTCGGGCAAGCGCGTCGTCACCACATTCGCGAACGGTATCAAATCGGCGTTCACGGGCGCGGTCGACGCGGTAAAGGGCGGCTTGCAGCGCATCCGAAATATGCTTCCCTTCTCTGACGCGAAAGAAGGCCCTCTCTCGACGCTGACCCTCTCGGGACAACGCACAATGACAACCTACGCCCACGGCCTCGAGCTGGCGCAGGATGCACCCGCCCAGGCAATCGAGAAGGGGCTCGACGGCGCGAAGGCTACGCTCGAACGCGAGCCCGTCCAGAAGGTCGACCTCACAAGCGGAGGCGGCAAGAAGGAAGGCTCCGAGAGCGGAGGCTCCGGCGAGGGTAGCTCCGGCAAGCAAGTCATCATTCAAAAGCTGCTCATTCCGGTCGACCTCAAGAAGATCAAAGACCTCGAGCAGCTCCTCGCGATGCTCAAGGAGGTCGAGGACTACGCCGAGGCCAACGGCAGCGAGGAACCCGCAGACGATCAAGACGCCGAACCGGCACCGGCATAACAAGGAGGGAGAGACGACAATGATTTACACCGAAGACCAGATCGTCAAGGTGAACGGGGTCGTCCTCCCTGGCCTTGTTAAGAGTATCGAGGTCAAGGAGTCGGCCAAAATCGACGAGCAGGAGGTCGAGGGTAGCGCCACAAAGCCCAAACAGGCGACGGGCTACGAGGACGCGAAGGTAAACATCGAACTCATTCTCGACGACACACCAACGCAAACGAAGTACCAGCGGCTCGAGACGCTTCGGGCGATCTTCCGAACGCCCGGCCAGTCAGTCCCGAAGCCTATTCCCATTGTTAGTGAGGCCACGGCGGCGCACGGGGTCGACAAGGTTCTGTTCAAGTCACTCTCCCACAAGTCGGAGAACAAGAAGGAACAGATCTCCGTCTCTCTTGAGTTCTGGGAGTATGTCCCCACCACCATTCAAACGACGAGCAGTTCGTCGGGATCTTCGTCCGGCGGAGGCTCCTCCGGTAGGAGCTCCGGCGGGAGCTCCGGCGGAACCCAGCAGCAAACGAGCCTGACTTCCGATTATCAGAAGTACCTACAATCAAGTCGGGGGAAGTCCCCGGCGGTGGACGATGCAGGAACGGCGGCAGCGCTCGACAAGGTCTCACAGATGCCATACTAAGGGAGGAGGAACCGGATGGAAACACTCGAATTATTCTACCCCCAGATCTCGGCCAGAGCTGGCCCCTATACCTTCGACAAGGGCGTCGAGATCGAGGTCTATTCCTCAAAGACTTCTTATTTTGATTGGGCGAAGATCCGCTTCACGGAACAGTTCCAGCCGAAGATCTCGCTCAAGAAGAAAGACCCGGCGGCGATAGAACTCGGCTATGATGACATCTTCGAGGAAGTGTTCACGGGCTATGTCTCGAAGCCGTACAACGGCGGCGGCTTTACCGACGAAGTCACGCTCAAGGACGAGATGCTGCTCCTTGAGGAGACACAGATCAACGACACGTTCCTGGACACGACGCCCCAGGAGATGATCTCCTACTTCCTGGGGAAGGCTGGCGTCTCAAAGATGAAGCTCTCGTCCCAGGGCTACCCGAAACGAAAGCGGCTCCCCATTCGGCAGATGAGCGTCATCGAGGCGATCAATGCCGTGCATGCCGCATGGAACACGAAGCAGCCCTTTTTCTTTTCGGGCGGCGTCTTCTATTGGGGGGAGAAGCCGGAGCAAAGCAAGATCTATACGTTCGAGTACGGCGTGAACATCATCTCTCTGGTGAGGACTGGCGGGGCCTGGGAGCTCGAGACAGTGTCCGCCCCGTTTGTGCGCCACTCCCACAAGATCAACGTCATTCACCCGAAAGTGAGCGGGGAGTTCGAGGTCTCGAAGGTGGTCTCATCCACCGGGGAGAACGGATTCATCCGCACGAAGATTTATTTCTAAGAAAGGAGGGGCGGGACATGCTCGAGAAGATGATGCAGGCGGTAGCCCGGAAGATCATCGCGCAGGAATACCCACACGCAAAGAGTCCCTCCGTGGTCTATGCCACCGTCAGCACGGCGACGCAGCTCGCGGAGACCTTTGAGCTCAATAATCTGGTCATATACAACGAGGCAAAGGGAGAAGTTTTCCCGGGGCGCATAACAGCCTTTTGGAACGAGTACACCCTCGTCGTCGTAGACCGATGGGGAAATAGGGACGAGAGCTTCCCGGCCCTTCCCGGCGTCAGGTCGAAAGCGCAGTACAAGGTCGGGGCCGTTGTGGCCGTTGCTATGGCATACGGGGACAGCCCCGCGATCATCGGGGAGGTGCAGCTATGACTGGGTTAAACGACACAGACATCCGCCTTAATGACGAGTGGGCTCTCACCCAGGCGGCGGACGGCGACGCCCCTCTCTGCTCCGGCCTGGACTGTCTCTATCAGAACATCATACTTGAAGCCCTGACACAGCCGGGAGATCTCTTTTATGACCCTGCCTTCGGCTGGGGCTTGTATGAGTTCATACAGTCGGAAGATGACGACCTCACTCGGCTTGAGATTGCGCAGCGGGCCCGGCTGGGGCTTCAAAAGAGAGAGGTGATCGCGCCCGAGAGCATAGAGATCGACGTCGGCTTCTCTGACGATGTCTTCCGGCTCCGCTGCTCCTTCCGCTTCCTGCCGGAGGACGAGCCCCGGGAGCTCAATGTCGTCGTGAGCGCGGTCGGCGTGGAGGTGATAACAATATGATCGACAAAGCAATACTTGACGAAGTCCTTCCGGTGCCGGAGCTTGAGGCACTCAAGGAGGAGAAGATCTCCGAGCTGAAAGAGGAGGGCTTTGTAATCACGAACTTCCACTCGGGCGGCGTGTTCTATACGCTGCTCATGGTAGTCCTCCGTATCAAGATTGAGTTCACGGAGCTCCTCCGGGTCATTCTGAACAATATGTTCCTCTCCCACGCCTCCGGCGCGTGGCTCGACCTCAAAGCGGCTGACTATGGCAAGAAACGGAAGAAGGCCCAGAAGACGCAAGGACTTGTCACACTGACCAGAACGGACGCCCAGGGTGAGGCCGTCAAGATCGAAAAGGGCCACATCTTCAAGACCCAGATGGACATCAACGGAGAGGAGCTTCGGTTCTTTGCTGTTGAAGCGGCAGTCCTGCAAAAAGGGGCGAGGTCGGTCGACGTCCTTGTCGAAGCGGAAAAGGAGGGCGCTCGGTACAATGTGCCGGAGGCGCAGATCACCCGGAGCCTCACGTTCCTCAACGGGGTCGACGGGATCTCCAACACCGAGGATTGGGTAGTCCGGGAAGGCAGCGACACAGAGGACGACGAAGGACTTCGGACGCGCTCTCTCCGCTCCTGGTCAGAGCTTGCGGCCCGGGCGATCGAGGACACCTTTGTCAATGCAGCGGAGGCCGTCCAGGGCGTCCTATTCGCACAGGCAGACTGTGACCACCCGAGGGGGCAAGGGACGGTCGATGTGATTGTAACAGGGACAGCCGGAGAGGCGACGGAAGGACTTCTCGACGAGGTTCGTGAGGCCGTTGACAAGATTGCCGGGCCATACGATAATATTCTTGTGAAGTCGTCCGAGACCGTTCCCCAGGACATCGCGGTCACGGTATCGACTTCCGACGTCTCCTCGGAGGAGGAAATCAAGGAGAGGATCTCCTCGATCCTCTCGGAACTGCTCGCGGTCAGAAAGGGCCGGAGGTTCAACGAACTCCGGCGCTCCGACATCAACTTCGCGATCCGCAGCAGCTACAGCGCGGCCACCAATGCGGAGATCACAGCTCCCGCCGAAGACGTTGTCCTGGGGAAGGACAAGGTCATCACCCTCGGGGCCGTCTCTGTAACCGTCAGAAGGGAGTGAGCGGATGAAGCGCTTCGACACCTTCGGCGAGTATATGTTCGACCTGCTTTTTGCCCCGCTGAAACGAGGCAAACGGACGGCGAACCAGCTCTTTATCTTCTTCAAAGTCGTCGGGCGTGTGTTTGATGGGATGAAGAAGGACGCCTTCCGAGTCCGGGACGAGGCAAACGTCGCAACCGCGAGCCCGGTCATGCTTCCGGTACATGGACAGGATCGAGACATGCCAAGGCTCGAGGGTGAGGATATAGAGAGCTACCGGACACGCCTCTCCATGAAGGGAGTAATCTCCGAAGCGGGGGGCATCAAAAGCGGCATCCTCTATGCCCTGGCGTCGCTGGGGTATGAGCAAAGCACGATCGAGCCGTTCTCCTATCAAGATCCCGAACGCTGGGCCGAGTTCATTGTATTCCTCAAAGGCTCAAAGCAAAGCGGCGTCAACAATCTCGCAGTTATCGACGCCGAAGTTCGGAAGGTCAAGGAGGGCAGCTCGAAGCCCTCTTACGGGGCCGAGTCTGGCGGGTTCATCGAGATCCACTCGGAGACGATTTCCGGGTTCTCGCGGTATCCCCGTTGCGGGGAAATAGTTTGCGGCGTGTGGCCTCATGTTGTCAGCATCGGCCACCTGTTGAGCTCCGAAGTCCAGGCCGTCAGCACCCACGACTCCGGCGAGGTAGAGTTCCCCAAGGTGGGAACGATCGCGGCCTCCGAAAAATTCTATCAGCCGTGCGCGTTCGTCATGTATGAGGCCCTGTCCTCCGAAATTGAGGCGGGCTCCGCATTCGACCACGGCGCGAAGATCTACCCTGTTTGCTCTCCGGGGCTCCGGTGCTCCGGCGTGACACTTATGACGGAAGGAGGGGAAAAACATGCCGAAGACGATCACATCACTCGGGATTGAGAAAATCGGGCGTCGCTTTGCCGACTCGGTCGACCATGCGGCCTATACGCTGAACGGAGCGCCGAAGACGGTCGCGCCGTTCCGAAAAATCGTTGAAGCGGAGTCCGTGAAGATCTACATCTACTTCGACGACACAATCTCCGGCAATGTGGCGAACGTGCAGCTCGTCGACGCAGACGGCGACGTCGTCGCACAGTCTGACCGGGAGTTTGAAAAACCGCCGAGCAAGGGTCTCTATGTAGCCTTCAAGTACACAATCATCGAAAAAGAAACGGAGGTACAGATCGAAAGTGAACAGTTATGAAAAAATTGGATGGCTTGACCACGTCGAGGATGTCGCGACGGGCGAGGTCATCCAGGAAGGAACGCCGGTCAGTCAGACGAACATGAACCACATGGACGAGGGCATCTATCAGAACCGAGAAGCTGTCATTCTCCATGAGGCCCAGATCGCCGACGCGCAGAAAGAGATCAAAGTGCTGAAAGACGCCACCCTCAACAACATGACGAACAACGTCTTTCTCATCAATTTTGACTCCGTGAACTCGGTCGCGATCACCTCTGGTATCTATGACCCCGTCGCGCGGAAACTCTATGTATAGGGCGGCTTGCACCCTAAAAGAAACAAGCTGCATACTCGGGAATTTTTTCGGTGAGCTTTGCCCGATATGCGAAAAGTGCCGAGACCTCTCGGAGGACGAGCTCGTTATTATGACCGCGAGCGGCCTCACCCTCGAAGGGGAGTCCGTCCTTGTTATCGAGGGGCACAGCTCCATCACGGGGAAGCCCGCGAAGGTAAAGCTCACCGACTTCGGCTTCGAGTTCTTCGGGGATGACGTCACCGAGGAGGAGGTCGCTCGCGTTAGAAATGCGAGGTGCTGCTACATTGGAACCGTCGATACTTCAAAAGAAAGCTGAAATCTTTCTTGAGAGAGATGTCTACCCCTTGCTCAAGAATTTCCCCCAGGCCGAAAAGTTTAGTTTGTCGCAAGAGATCAAGCAATCGTGCTTCCGGCTGATCCGCGCGGCGGTCATGGCGAACAACCTCACCGTCGTCAAGAAGCGGCTCGAATGGCTGGACGAGGCGGACGCCGAGAAGACGCTCCTCCTTGTGCTGTTTGGAGTCGCCCGGACGCAGAAGTACATCACCGAGAAGAAAGTCCACGAGCTGCAAACCAAACTCAACGAACTGGGGCGCATAATTGGAGGCTTGCAAAAGCACTTCATCAACAACCGATAAAAAAGTAAACCGCACCTACTTAGGGTTATCTCTGTATGGCGTCGAACCGCGCGAACCGTGGGTACAATTCGGCCCGCAACTGGAACAACAACTCGTCCGGCAATCGGAACGTGAACGTCGGTTTCCGCCCCGCCTTGTAGGTTATTACGTCATTCGCGGCTACGGCTTCGAGTGCGTGTCCTTGTTATACTTCAAGGGAGAGGTAATCCTTCGCCTTGTCTAAGACGGCGTAAAAACAGTGACGACCCCGAGCCCGCCCTTTTGTATGGGGAGGCAAGGGCAAGTCTACAATGTGGGTATAAACCCGCGTCATAGGTGCCAAGCCGTTCCCAAAGGAAAGGATGCCACAATGACGAAATTCCCCTTATTTATTAAAACCGCACAGAATATAAAATGCCCGCAGATCCCGCCGATCATGCCGCTTGTGCCCTATGAGGAGGCGGTCAGCTACGAGCGGATCAAGGGCGGCTACAAGCAAGCCCTAAGAGGGCGAAGAAAGTACACCCGGGAGGCCGTCAAGTACGACCTGTTCCGGGAGAAGAACAACGTCGACCTCTGGCGGGAGCTCAAGAGCTCGAAGTACACGCCGGGCCCGTATCACTTCAACGTCATCACGGAGCCGAAGCGGAGAGACCTCTCCATTCCACAGCTCCGGGACAAGGTGGTGCAGCTCGTCATCCACGAGGAACTACAAAATATGTTCCGGCCCGTGTTCATCAACGGCTCGTTTGCTTGCCAGTACGGGAGAGGCCCGATCCGCGCCGCCTTCAAGGTGCAGCACGACATGAGGGTCGCCCGGATGAAATGGGGCGACAACGCGGCGATCATCAAGATCGACGCCCGAAAGTTCTTTTATTCCATCGACCGCGCTCTGCTCAAGAAAATCCTTGCGAAGCGGTTCAAGAAGCTCAAGAAGAAACGCCCGGAGACCTATGAGGATCTCCTCCGCTTCTATCGGCTTCTTTGCAAAGTGATCGACAGCTCGCCGGAGGGCGAGACGGGCATCCCTCTCGGGAATGTCAGCTCCCAGGACTTCGCGAACATCTACCTCAACGAGCTCGATCAATTTTGTGTCCGCTTCCTCGGGGCGAAGCTCTACACCCGGTACATGGACGACGTCGTCATCGTTGCGCCGAGCAAAGAGATCGCCCGGGAGTGGCTGGCAAAGATCAAGGAGTTCCTCCAAGTGAGGCTACACCTTGACACCAACAAGAAGACAAAGGTTTTCTACATGCGGCAGGGCGTGAACGCCTACGGCTTCAAAATCCGAGCTACCCACATGATGCTCCGCACCGAGTCCAAACGGCGAGAGAAGCGGCGTATCAAAGCGATGGTTCGGAAGATGAGGGAAGGCAAGATCACGCGGGCGGCGGTCGTCCAGGCGGTCAACTCGTGGATCGGGTTCGCCCGGTGGGCCAGTTCCTACAATCTCGCGAAGAAGATATTCGCGCCCTACCGCTTTATCAAAACGGAAGGAGAGATCCCTTATGGCGCAATATCTCGGAACCGTCAAGCTCGGCGGATTCTACAACAACGGCGCAATTCTCAAGCGGCCCACAAAGCCGTGGCGGCCTGACGACTCCGCAGGTGGGAACAGCGGCTACGGAGACATCCCGCAGATGTCCGGCAGCATGGCGAACTACACCTTCGGAGACACTCCCAGCGCGGACGCGAACAAGCTCCAATGGGTCAAGATCAAGGACGGGGACAAAACCCTCCTCATTTGCGACCGCGTCATTCTGGTCAGCGTCTCGTGGGATGACTTGAACGGGCAGGGCTATGTCACCGGCAAGACCATCACCATCGACGGGGCAAAATACAAGTGCCGACTCCTCACCGGCGGCAGCAACTACCGGAACGGAGACTCCTATGCGGGCGGGTCTCCCACCAACAACGAGTGGGATAGGTTCATCACCCGCGAGGAGGTCATCTCCGGCCTCCCTGCTCCGGTTTCTTCTGACCTGGACAGCAACACCAACTCGACCGACCTTAATAGCACCCACAACCAATTTTGGAACTGGTTCAATGTGTATTCCTGGTGCCAGGAAACCTACTCCGGGAACGCGTCGACCCGCGCGATTCGCGGGTACAACTCGGCCCGCTACTACTATTGGATCACCTCGTCCACTCGGCACGCGTTCTACGGTTTCCGCCCCGTCCTTGAAATTCTGAACACTGACCCTCTGATCTCTGACAGTGACCGCAATCTCGGAGATAAGAACCAGAACTTCACGATCGAGTACACGGTCGACGACGCCGACTCCGGCGACGTCCTCGCGGCGACGGAGTCGATTGATGGGCGAACGACGAAGTCGTTCGCCCCGACGCGAAAAGCAAAAAACACCATCTCGATCAACATCCGAGAGCACTCCCTCGGGAGCCACACGGTCAAGGTTGTCGTAACGGACGGCCAGGGCGGCACCGCTACCCGGACATGGACATTCACCCGAGTCAATTCCGCCCCGACCATTTCCGGCTCGGACACCAACCTCGGAGACAAGAACGTCGGCTTCACCTACAACTACACCGTCGACGACGCGGACGGCGACGAAGTCACGGTCGTCGAAAAGCTGAACGACGAGGTTCTCCGCACCGTCAACAATGCCCCGAAGGGTGAGCAGCTCTCCGTCTCTATCACTTCGGAAAAGCTCTACGCCCTGGGCCTCAATACGGTCAACAATCTCGTCATCTCGGCCAGCGACGGCCAGGGCGGCACGACCTACCGCCGCCTCACCTTCAAGCGGACGAACTCGGCCCCGGCTATCTCTGGACAGGACGAAGATCTCGGCCAGCAGACGGGCAGCTTCGCCGAGAAGTACACCGTCACCGACGTCGAGGGCGACAACGTGGTCGTCACCGAGTTCATCGACGACAAGCAGATCCGCAGCTATCAAGCGACGCTCGGCCAGGAGGAGACGATCGAGCTCTCCCGCGAGAATTGGCTCACCCTCACGAACGGGGCGCACCAGCTCCGCGTCGAGGCCGTGGACGGCAACTTCGCGACGAGCGTGAGGGTTTGGAACTTCTCCAAGAAGGAGACGGTCATCGCCTTCCAGTTCGCCAAGCCGGAGGAAACCGACGCCCGGGCGACGAAGATCCTCATCACTCCCACATGGCACATTGAAGGATCGGTCGCTAAGGTCGAGGCGTGTAACAATGCTTTCGACGACTCCCCGGCCTGGGAGAACATCACGGCACAGGTCGCGATCAATCGGGTCTACAACTTCCTCAACGAGTCCAAGACCGCCGAAAAGTGGGGCGTGAATGTCCGCTTCACTATCACGAAGAACGAGGGCTATGAGGAGGAGGTTTCGATCTCTGGGTTTGGAGGTGCTTACGAATGATGCAGTATTTGACACCCAAAACGTCCATCAAGGGCATAAACGAGGCGGCGTTGCGTAGCAGCTCCGCCCAGGCGGTCGCCGAGATCATGTTCGTCAAGATGGCCCAGGAGCAGCAGCTCGACGACACCACCGTCGCGGAGTTCCCCGAGCTCTTTGTCCAGTGGGACGAGAATTGGAGGGGGAAGGCGGGCGACATTGTTCGGGATGAGGGGCAGCTCTACCGCTCCATCCATGACGTCACCGACGCCGGGCAGAACCGGAAGCCCTCGGAGAACCCTTCCATGTGGACACGGATCGGGAACCCCCTCGAGGAGTTCCCCGAGTGGATACAGCCCCTCGGAGCGCATGACGCATACAGCAAGGGCGCGAAGGTATCGCACAACGGCAAGAAGTGGACGTCCGACTCTGACGGCAACGTGTGGGAGCCTGGGGTCTACGGGTGGACGGAGTACGTCGAGCCCGCAGCGGCCAGTGAAGCCGCCCAGGAGCCCGCAGGAGACCCGGACGGAGAGCCGGGAGAGTAACTTCACCAGGAGGGCGAAAAGGCAAAGAGAGGGGCGGCAAAAGCCGCCCCTCTCGGAGTCTAAAAAGCCCGCCCTCTTGCGTGGGTCGCCCCGCCGTTTTTGGGGCGGCTGACGCAAGCGAGCGGGCCTCGGAAATGTTTCTAAGAACAGGCGCTTTTTTCTCAAGTATCCTGTCCGAGTTTCTCAAAAATCTTGTCGCGCTACACGGATCCTGTTTTCTTTCCTTATGATTTATGATATTATATAGACAAACATTTGT